GAACCAGTTGCGGAGGTTCCAGGCGAACCGCTTGTAGCCGCCGAAGCTACTCTTCGTCCTCCGCCCCGTGATGTCGGTGCCACCACGTGCGTAGGAGGCGAACCGCTTCATGCGACCTCCGTGCCGCGCGCGCACGCGACCCAGAAGCCGACCGTCACGCCATCGACGCGGTGGTGCACCACGGCACTGACCGGCCAGCGGTAGCCGTCCGCGATCACCGTCTGCCCGGTGGCTGGCACGAACGGCAGGCCGCCGCTCGGTACGTCGAGGTAGAACGCGGCGTCAGCGCGCGCGATCGTCGCGTCCACGCGCATGCGGCGCGTGAGCTTGGCGAAGTCGCTGGTCTGTACGTTGAAGGTCAGCGTGCTGCCGCCGACCCAGCGGCCATCGACCATGCGCCCACCCACGGGCACCTCGATGCTGACGCTGCCGTGCAGCAGTTGCGCGGCGTGGCGGTGCATCAGGTTGCGCAGGCGCTCGGTCATGGGTTCTCGGCGAACGCTTGGTCAGGTTGCCTCGGGAAGTCACGCAGAAGCTCCATGCCCTCGTCAACGACGACGCGGTGGCCGGTGCCCACCGCGTCCTCGGCAACGATCCGGGCCGACCCTTGCAGCAGCAGCCGCAGCGTGCCCGGCAGCATGTCGACCTCGGTCGTCACGTTGCCGAGCAGCCGGCCGTTGCTGTTCAGCAGTCGGAACCGGCGGGCCACTGGGTCACGTCACGAGCTGCGTGGCACGGGCTGCGACCCAGCACTTGCCACCGGCCGCGATCGTGTGCGACTGGCAGACGTAGCCGATCGACGTTCCGACGATCGCGCCGCCCGTTTCGATGCGGAAGGTGTCCGAGTCGGTGGCCTCGATCTGGAGGTTGCCCACGTCGGTCTGCGCCGTGGTGTCCGTGGTGATCGTCAGCAGCACCTTGCACTGCACGCGGGCCTTGATCGTCTCGCCGCTGACGCCGTTCATCATGGCGAAGCCGGCGAAGACACCAGCACCGTTCACCGCCGTCGCGGTGCCGTTGGTCAGTTCGAGGGCCATGCCCTCGTAGACGGTGCCGCCGAGGATCACGTCGATGTCCACGGTCGGGTAGCTCGCGTCGTAGATGCGCGGCTTTGCGGAAGTGAGGTCGGTCATTTGAGTCTGTCCTGTCTGTCTCTGTGGGTCCTGGGAAGTTGGTCACCGGGCTGCGCCGTTCGCAGCGCAGCCCGTCACGAGCGTGCGGCGACTACGTGAACGTCACCTGGCACGCCTGATCGAACCGGCCGAAGAAGGCGGCGCAGGCCCGCTTCACGCCGAACAACATCGAGTCGCGCTGGAAGTACCAGTCGGACTCCTCTTCGAGCGACGCGAGTTCGGTGCCGAAGCCGGCAGCGGTCGGCGACTCCTGGAAGCCGAACGGCTTGACGTCGCTGTCCTCGCGGAAGACGTAGATCTTGTCCGTGGCGGTCAGCCGCCCGTTCATGATCGGCTCCAGCTGGAAGCCCGTGGCCTTGAGCGTGTTCGACACGCCGGCCGCCGTGAAGTCGTTCTTGATCGCGCCGCAGACCGCCGCATAGGCGAACGGCGGCGTCATCACGATGAACCGCTGCGCGAACTCGTTGCGCGGCTGCCCGGCGTCGTCCTTGAACCCGAGGATGGCAGCGATCGCCGACAGGATGCCCGTCAGCGCCTCGGCCTCGGTCGGGTTGGTGCCCGTCGTTGCGACCTGCGTCACGATGTTGTCGATCGTGTCGCCGTTGAGGTTCGTGTGCCCGGTGTCCGCGAAGAACGCGGTGCCGTCGTACGCGACGCTGTTCGCGTTGATGAGGTCCGAGATCAGCTTCTGCGGCAGCGACGCGGCGCGCGTCGCCAGTTCGTTGATGCGGGCCATGATCTGCCCGGTGCGGTCGCGCAGGAAGTCGTCGGCATCGAACTCGACCGCCGACTGGTACTTCGACGACTTCACGTCGAACGTGATGCGCTTCAGCGTGGTCATGGCACGCGTGCCGATCCAGGCGGTCATCGCCGGCACGTCGGTCAGGAAGTTGTACGTCTCGGTGTCCTGCTCCGACTGGAACATGGACGCGAGGCGCGGCAGCCACGAGGCCGCCGTGCGCTCGTCAAGCGCCTTGAAGAACGCGCCGGTGACTGCCTTGCTGGACAGCCCCTTGAGATTGCCGGTCATGTGAGTGGGTTCCTTGTGTTCTGTGTGTCAGGTTCTGGTGGTTGTGCTGCGACGTGTGCGATCAGTAGTCGGCCCTCAGGTTGCCGCGCCGGAACGCCTTCTCGTTCCGCTTCCACGACAGGTAGATGTCGACGTTGCGGAACTCGGCCTTCAACTCGGCGCTGGCCGCGAAGTCGGCACGCCACTTGGGCTCGCCCTCGGGCTGCGACGGCTTGGTCTCGGTGGTGGTGGCGTTGCCCAGCGCGGCCGGGTCCTGGGCCGGCGGCGTCAGCCGGGTGCGCGCGTCGGCCAGCAGCGCGCGCACGGCGTCCGCGTCGCTGGTGCCCTTCTCGACCAGTTCGCCGAGCAGCTTGATCTGCACGCCCGACCCTTCCTTGAGGATCGCGTTCACGCGCGCGCGCTCGGCGGCGATGCCGGCCTCGCGGCCACGCGCCTCGGCGGCCTGCTCCTTCGCCGTCAGTTCCTCGGCGGTGAACGTCTGCGCCTGCGGCGGCGCAACCTGCGGCGCGGATACCGGCGCCGCTGCGGTCGTGGCCGGAACGTCCGGCTGCCTCTCGGTCTTGGTCATTGTGAAAGACACCTCGCCGACCTCGGCGAACGCCTCGGTCGTGGTTTCGTCGTCTGCGCCCAGCACGGTCAGCGTCAGTTCGCGCATCTTCCACTCGCGGAAGATCACGCACGGGCCGGTCACCGTCTGGCCGTTGACTTGCGCTTCCTCGCCTTGGTCGAGTTCCTGCACGCGCGTCGGCACGGCCATCAGGCTCGCCTGGAACGGGAAGCCCTCGCCGCTCTCTGACAGCACCTGCGCCGACAGCTCGTTCTTGAGCATGCGCCCGCTGGCCTCGATGCCGCGCGACGTGCGCTCGACCTTCGTGCTGTAGCCGAGCCGTTGCTCTGGGACATGGTCCAGCAGCAGCGCCAACCGCTGCGAGAACTTCGCGCCGTCCAGGTCGAGCACGAGGTCGCCCCACCACCGTTGCATGACCTTGCCCGTGTTCGCGAGCATGCGCCACTCGCGGCGGACGGTGGGTTGCTGTGGGTCGCTGGGCGCAAGCAACTCGAACGTGACGCAGTCGCGCACGTAGCACGCAGTCCTTGGCGCGGTCTTGGGAATCGCTGTGGTGCTCATTCGGCTTGCTCCTCGGTCTCGTCGGCCTCTTCGGATTGCTCGGGCTCCTCGGGCTCCTCCGGGTCCGGCTGTGCGTCGTCCGGGCCACCGCTGCCGCCGGCTGCGCCGGGCTGCGGCATGCTGACAGCCGATTCCACACGCTCGGCTCGCTCGCGCGTCAGGGTGCCAGGAGCGAGGCCGTATGCCTTCTCGGTCTCCGCGACGAAGCGCAGGAACCGGGCCCGCGCCAGCACCACCTCCTCGGCGTCGTGACCGGCGCGCGCCGCCTCGTCGTACGGCGTCGACAGGTTGGCATCGATCGCCATGCGCGCGCTGTCGATCTCCTTCGTGGGATCGACCCAGCCGTAGCTGGGCGGCACCCAGCGGTGAGCGAGGAACGCGTCGACGTTGTCCTCGAAGCCGCGCGGCTTCGCCAGCCGGCCAGCGGCCACGGCGGCCAAGATGACGTTGCGGAACCACGGCCGAGCCACCTGTCGCACCAGCAGCGCCCGCGCGTGGTCGAACGCGCGCCGGCACTCCAGCAGCAGCGCACGGGCGCTGCTGTAGTTCAGCGTGCCGAAGTCCTTCGTCACCAGTTCGTACGCGAGGCCGGGCGCAGCCCAGATCGCGCGCAGCATGCGCGTCACGAACGGATCGAACTGCGTGCCGGGGCGCTGCGGCGTGAACGGCGTGATGGACTCACCCGGTTGCAGATACTCGACCGACACGCCCTCAATGGTCTCGGTCCACTCGGGCCGGTCGGCCGAGTTCGTGGACTGCGTGAACTGCGACAGGTCCGGCGGCCGGTTGACCACCATCGCGACGTTGCTGTTGGCGCGCGCTGCGATCAGTTCGCTGTTGAGGTAGTGGCGCAGGTGGTGCGCGTAGCCGATCGACGCAGCCAGCCACGGCACGCCGCGCGTCTGCCCAGGCCGTTCGCGCATGAAGCAGTGCTGCACCACGCTGTAGAGGCCATCGACCGCCGGCAGCTTGAGGATGTCCGTGCTGATTGCGCCGCCGAACTGACCGATCTCGGTCGGATGCACCTTCCACACGTGGTAGGCCACCGGCCTGCCCATCGCGTCGATCTCCACGCCGCCGCGCAGCGTCTGCGTGTCGGCCTTGCTCGGCGACTCCAGCCGGTCGCTGTCGATCATCTCGCAGCGCACCTCGGTCCCGTCCTTCACGAGATGCGTCAGCGCCTCGCCGTCGATCATCAACGACCGCGCGCACACGCGCAGTACGTCGGCGGCCCAGGTGCCTTGCCCGGTTGCGTCGCCGACGTTGTCCGACCACCGCGTGAACTCGGCCTCGCAGTCAGTGCGCCACTGCTCGCACTGCTGCTCGGTCAGCCCGGTCTGCTCCGGCGTGCAGGTGCTCTGCACGGCCAGCCCCTTGCCGATCACGTTCTCCTCGAACACGCGAACGCCGGCCGCGCCGTGCGCATCGTTGCGCACCAGTTCGCGCGCGCGATCGACCATCGCCTGCCGGTCGCGCAGGATCATCACGTCGGCGCTGCCGGACTTGGCGCGCGTCCGCGTCGCACTGACCCGCGCGGCGTCGTAGCTCAGCAGCTGCGCCGTGCGCATGCGGGCCTCGACACGCCGCTGCTGAGCGGCTGGCGCGAACACGCCCAGCACGGTGTCGACGGCCCGCGCGAGCACTCCCCCCGTGCGCTCGTAGGCCAGTCCTGTGTCGGTGCGCTTCATGCATCGAACTCCACGCGCGACCGGCGGAACCCGCTGGCTCGCGCCTCACGCGTCTGTCGTGCGGACTCCAGCTTCAGCAGGTCGTCGACGCTGCGCCGCGTGACCGACAGCCCGTCCGGCTGCGTGTAGCTCGCCACGTCCGGTGCCTCGTCGATCGCTGCCGTCAGCGCCGCGCTGGCGCTCTCGCCCACGGCCTCGTCGGCCGCCACGGTGGACGTGTTCAGCACGGCAGGATCGTTGAGCTCGATCAGCAACTCGCTCGCGTCGTAGCCGATCCGGTACGCGGCCTCGGCCCCGTAGTGGATCCGCGACGCCCCACGCTCGACCTCGTGCAGGGTCGGCGACCACTCGATCACGCGCACGCGGTCGTCGTCCTCGGCCAGTTGCAGCGCCGCCGCGCGCATGGTTTCGCGGGCCGATGCGACGAGATGGGTGCTCTGTCCGCGCGGCGACCCTGGAGTGCTGACGTGCTTCGGGATCTGCATCAGCACGGTGCCGAGCGCCGGACCGTCCGATCGCGTCGTCAGGATGTCGCGCAGCGCATCGAGAACGACCGGCAGCTTGGTCGCTCCTGCCGCCGCCGTCGCGTCGGTGATGCAGTCGTTGTCGCCGATCATCAGCAACAGACCGACGCAGTCAGCCCGGCGACCCAGGTCGCGGATCACCGACGCGCAGCAGTCGTTCCAGGCCGCTTCGAGCGCGGGCAGCAGGTCGTTGCTCGCCGGGTCGTACGAGCCCGCCGCCCCAGCCTTCCACGCCTCGTCGCTGATGGTCGCTCCCGACTTCGAGAACTTGAAGACCAGCACGCCGTTCGTCCAGTGCTCGTGCAGCGCCTTCAGCATCGTCACTTCCGGGCCCATCGTGCCCGGCGTCGCTGGCACCTCCGGCAGCGTGGTCGAGTTCGTGACGGCGTAGTACAGCTCGACCATGTAGGTCTGGCCGTTGTAGATGTACTCGCCAGCACGGATGTAGCCGGGACTGCTGCCGATGATCGACTCCTGCATCGACAGCACCGCATGGAACGGGTCAATGGTCGAGCCCTGCGAGTCGGTGACCATCGCGACCACTGACAGCGGAGTCCCTGGATCCGCAGTGGGTTCGTTGGCGGACCACGCCGCCCAGATCGCCGTCCAGCGCACGCCGGCCTCGACGTAGTCCTGCAGCCGGTAGTACTTCCAGTCGCTCGGCACGAACGCGACCATCGCCGTCGCGGCACCCGGATGGGCCCATTGCATGTCGAGCACCACGACGTTGTCGTGCGTGGCGGCGACGTACTTGTTCACGCTGCGCGCGTACGTCGCGCCCGATGGCGACGTGGTGCTGTAGACCTCGGAGTGGTGGCTGACGATCCCGATCAGCGGATCGGGCCCGAACGAAGCCCTGATGTTCGCGATCAACGCGATCAGGTCGGTCTGGTAGTCGACATTGCCCGAGACGATGTCCTCCAGCGACGAGTCGATGATGATGTACTGAACGTCCAGCACGTCGCCGTCTTGCGTCGCCGCCGCCTGCGCGCAGGCGAACTCCTGCATGTAGTACGACAGCCAAGCCGTGTTCATGATGCCGGTATCCGGCCCGGCACCAGCCAACTTGATGAAGTGGAACCACGGCGCGTTCGGGTACATCTCCCACAGGCACTGCATCAGCATCGTGCACGGCGTGACGCCGCCGCCGAACTCATACCAGTTGTCGCCGTTCGTGTTGGGCACAATCGGAATGAAGATCATCGACGGGTCGGTGCTGTCGCCGTGCCAGTAGACGACCCACGCGCCGCGCACCTCGAAGCCGCTGGCAGTCGGCGGCGTGCTCCAGTCCTCGGTCACGGTGATCGTGTCGGCCGTGTTGCTGGCGATGTACCGGATCTGCCCATCGCCAACGCCGCTCGTGATGACGACGCGCCGCCCGGTCAGCGTGTCCACGCCCCAGCCAGGCGACGGTGCGACGGTCAGCGTGTTCGCGCCGGCACTCGTCGACGTGCCGGTCTTGAACTTGAACACGCCGTTCCAGTACGGCGCGAACTGCGGAGCGACCCCTGGCAAGCCCGTGGCGATCTCGCACGGCACGGTGCGCGAGAACTTCGGCCATCGCATCGCGACGCCGTGGAACGCCTCCTGGTAGGCAGCCGTGCTCAACTCGGTGCGGCCACGATCGCCGATCACGCCGCCGTTCATGCTCGCGCCAAGGCCGAAGAACAGGAACGTCGGGACCGTTGCCACGGGCCGCGAGTCTGCCACCGACCAGCGGGGCCGTGCAGACAGCGAGTCAGTCTCGCTGAACTCAGAGCAGCGGCATCCGGTCAGCGGGACGCGGTCGCCTGTGCTGCTGACTGGCCGCTACGGGAGCGCGCGAAAGCTCCGGCGCGGCCACCGGAACAGCGTCCGGCGTGCCGGTCGTCTGCGCCCAGCGCACGGAGTCCGCGCCGAGTTCCCACGACAGGAACTTCCGCTTGCAGCCCTGGCAGGAGTGGTACCGTTTCCGGCCCTTCCGCCCGGTGGTGGTCGGCTTCGGCGCGTCGCAGTGCGGGCAACGCACGGGCACGAACGGGACGATCCGAAGCTGGTCGGCCATCACTCACCCAGCAGCGGCATGCCCGGCCGCCGTCCGCGTCGCCGTTCCGCCGTCCGCGTCGATGCGCGCGCCTGCGCTGCCGCAGCCGGCGCGACCGGCGGCGCGCTGCGCAGCGTGTCGACGCGCAGCATGCGCGCCGCCGCCGCGTTGTAGACCAGCAGGTCCCAAGCCTCGTTCCGCTTGTGCCCTGGACGCAGCACCCAGCGCGCCCGCTCCACGTTGCCGCTGCGCTCGACCACCTTGTGCTCGCTGACGAACTGCGCTAGCACCTCGGCCGGCAGATCGGCCGGCAGGTGGATCCGCCCAGCCCGCGTGTTCGGCTGGCCGATCGCGCGCCACAGCCGCGAGGCGACCGTGTCCTTGAACAGCCCGACGTTGACCGTCCAAACGGTCATCGACACCGGCAGCACAGCGCCCGTGCCAGGGTGCCTGTCGAGCTTCACGGTCGAAAACGGTACCGGGCCCGCGCGCTCGACGCCCGCGATCATGCGCGTGGTCGGATGGTGCACGCGGCAGAAGTCGATCACCTCGTCGCGGCGGAACCGCGAGTCCACCAGCACCTTCGTGACCGGCAGCTGCTTCGGCCCGTACGTGTTCCGCAGCAGCACGTCGGCCACCTCCTGCCACGAGCGCGCCCTGCCGCACGCGATCACCCAGCTTTCCTCGTCGGTCCCCCAGCCGACGATCTGCCACGCCATGTAGTCCTTCTGCACGTCCACCGCAGCGGTCAGCACGACCACCGCGTCGGGCACCTCGAAGCTCTTGCGCCGCGCGTCGACGCAGGCCGCGATGGCGTCGTCGGACATCGCTTCGACCCGTTCCTCCCAGGTCTCGGCCAGCCACGAGTTGCAGAAGTTCATCATGCGGCCCGGCTCGTTCTGCGAGCGCATGAACTGCGCGGCGATCCGCCACCACGTGACCCACGGCGAGTAGGCGGCCCAGATGTGGTAGCTGCGATGCTCGGTGCGGTCCTCCGCGCATTCGCCGCCGATCCACGCCGCCACGTCGCGCCCGGCCGGAACCCAGACGCCGCGCTGGACCATCGCCAGCTTGTGCGCGTCCGTGATGCGCTCGCCGCACCACTGGCACGCGTACCACGCCGCGCGCGCCGCGCGCATCGCCTTGGCTGTG